GCCACAGTTCCCATCAAGTCATTACGTATGTTCTTAGACAAGTCTCTCTCAGGCGCAGACTTCTCTTGAATTGTTCTCATCAACGATCTGACACCAGAGTTAGACAAGAACAACACATCCGTACTCGTTGTTTGAATACTATCTCTAGCAATACAACCAATTCCCTCGATTGTGTCGCTCAAGGACATCGTGGACGGAGTGGTTGCATTGGCATAAACCAAGATTTGACGCTTACCAAAGATAAACAAGAATCCATTGTGTGCCGCCAAACCCGTAATCTCATCTGAGCCGTTAGGCCACACCCTAGAGACATCTAGACTACCAGCAGTACCAGTAGCCCAAATATGCCCCGCAGTCAGATCACTAAATGACACAGTTGAATTGTTGGATGCTGTAGTCGCTACCCACAATCTTCCGTAAGCAGACAACGCAATGTTTGCATCAGGCACAGTCCCCACATAACCACTTTTCTCAGACACACGCCTATAAGTAGTAGTACTCACAGCGGGGTCGTATATCAATGGGTTAGAGCCAGATTGGAAAAAGTATGTGATTTGATTTAAGGATACACATTGCCAGTTACTTGCCGTAATGGTAGGAGCAGACCCCCCTCCCCCATAGGTCAACTCTGTAACAACATTGGATGCACCTAGTTTGAATAACTTGTTATTGCCAGCGAACAACACAGTTAACGAACCATCTGCTTGGATTAACTCATGGATAACTTTGACATCATTAGCACCTAAATTGCCACTAGATGCGTTGACCCTAGACCACCCTTGACGCGAACCGATGCGTCCGTATTGGTCAATGATGCAATTGGTGGCAACAAGCGCAAACCCTTGATTCAAGTCCAAAGGCGAATCTTGGGTGTTTAACCCGAAGAAGCCTGGGGCTGAGATGCTAGAGGTTTGGATTGTTTGGCTCATATTGCCACAAACTCCCCTGTCTCAGGATAACGAGTACCCTCAAGAGCAATATAGTCTGACAGCATTGATCTGTATAGCCCATAAGCCTCTGAGGAGGTTAGTCCACCATCTTCACCACGCTCAACCAATGCACGAGCATAGGCATTTTGTGCCACCAACACATCAGGCACTTTCACCACAGTACCATCCGCAGACAAAGTGGCTTGTGGGACAACCAAGGAAAACTTGATTGTGTATACGCCATTAGGGATTGGGAACAGGGTGACTTTAGTATCGTAAGAGCCATCCACGCCATCAAAAGCAAACTCTGTTGGAATTGCGTTCACCAATGGGAGAAAGTTTTGCTTGCGATTCATATCCACAAAGTTAATGTTTGTGAGACTTATGTTGCTTGTTGTGTTGATAACATCTTGCACTTGGAACTTCTGACCAGCCCCCGTAAGGGAGTAGGAAGCAGTACCAGATGCTGTGGTAACTGTGATGGTTTGACCCAAGATATTCCAACCAAACGCATCTTCTACTTGACGCTTGGCATCATTGACAAACTTGCCAATCAGGGTGGAATATGAGGTTTCTGCGTTAGTAGAGACTGTTGTCTCACGCAACCGAACCAAGACATCGTTAATCAGTTCTAAGTAGGTCATTGTCTTGTCAATCCTATTTCTTCAAAGGTTGCTATAAAACTGAATGTACTGCCCGACTCAGTAGTTATTTTGATTTTGTCATCTTCTTCAAGAACAATATAAGCACCACCATCAAATTGAAGATAGTTTTTTGATGTGAAAGTGTATTGAGTCAATATATCAAGAGTGGTACTGGCACTTGCGTCAAACCATTGAACAGTTATGTGCTTGGTAGAGCCGCCTGTATTGTGAATGTACATTACAGTAAATTTGGCGTAATAGCCCTTGGGACACGTATAGACTGTTGTGTCTACTGCCGCTGTGGGACTAACTCCAACCGATAATGCTCTCATTTGCTTGCCTTCGCCTTATTTCGTGATGAAATTGCTCTAGCCTTTGCCTTTGCGTCAGCCTTGGAATCAGCACCCCAAGCCTTCAGCGAAAGAAGCAATCGAGTCGGTTCTCCGTTCTTGTACTCAGCACCAGCCATGTTGCCCATGCGAGCCAAGAAACTTGCTCTACGGGGGTTATCCCCCGATTTAACTGGTGCTTTTAAATTACCACCAGTTTCACTATTATAAGATGATCTTCCCTTGGAGTTCAACCCGCCCTTCGCATTTTTACCTTCGGAGCGTTGCCAAGCGGGAGTTTTCATCACTTCACCTTTTTTGGTTTCTTTGCAGTTTTAGCAGACTCAATAAACGCTTTGGCAGTTGGCGCACCTTTGCTACCAACTTTCCGCATACGTTCACCAGAGCCAGCCTTAATTCTTGCTTGTTTGGCATGAATCGAAGCATATAGTCCTTTATTACTCATTTATAAGCACCTACATTTAAAGACAGGGTTTCATCGCCAAGGAATTCTGTTACAGATTTACATAAATCAAAATAATCTTCTAAGTCAAAATTAGACTTCATTCTATTGATTGCATTGCATATAAGAATTGTATTTTCTTTTGTATATCCAATTTTGCTATCAATTCTTTCAATTGAAACTGTATTCAGATTATTGTTTTCTAGCGTCATCGTTTTGCCTGAATAGGCGCAAACTTTGTTTTGACGATTCCACATTTCAACTATGTCTGGTATTTGCAATTCAAATTCTTGATTTCTTTTTTTTGCAGACTTTTTTGCATTTTGTAAAAAGATTTTTGCCTTGCCTTCAATTGTTGAATTTACTTTTGCTTTTGATTTTTCATTTCCTATCTTACAACAAGCCTTACACCAACTATGATACCCATCACTCGTTTGATTATGTTTAAAGAAATTTTCAAAAGAAAATGACTTTTTACAACAAAAACAAGTTTTTATATCATTGGCATAAAGTCCTTGTTTCATTTCTTCTTCGCCTTTCCAGCCTCTGATAGGGCAATCGCGATGGCTTGTTTCTGAGACTTAACAACCTTGCCACCCTTGCCTGAGTGCAACTCACCCGCCTTGTACTCACGCATGACTTTGCTAATCTTTGCCTGTGCTTTGGTCTTTTTCATTTACCACGACCTGTTTTCTTCATCATGTTCGTAGCAGTACGTTGACCACGTTGGGGCATAGCCCTTTGCTTTCCAATAGCAACCATAATGGTCACAGGAAGACCCTTTTTCTTGCCATACTCTTTAGCCTCTTTCTCGCCTTTTTCAGAGTAGGCAAACTTCTTTTTTCCGACCATAGGCATAGGATTTCCCCTTATTTAAGTAGTTTTCCAGCAAAAAACGTGATTACGCCACCAGCCATAGAAGCGATGGTCATACCCATCCAAAATCCACCTTTTGACTTGTTTGCCAACTCAAGGAGAGCCTTGACATCATTAGCCAATTGGTGAACTTCGATCTGCAAGGAAGCAACCTGTGCCTCTAACTTGCCAAAATCTCTAGCGTCAATGTCACTCATAACTGTTCCTTACGGGGTCTACCCATAGGTTTCTTCAAAGTTAATGTCTGCCTTGTTCCATCATTACGCTCAACCTCCACAACAGCAGAAGTATCAACCTCCGTGTATTCGGGATGTTTTTTCATGGTTTTAATGTCGTAGTCATCTCTGAACTCAACAACATTACCTGATTGATTGCATCTGAACAAAGCCATTTAATTCCTTAATGAAGAAAGGGGGGACAAGCCCCCCGATCTTTAGACCATACGAACTACAACGATTCGCATAGTGGTGGATGCCAAGTCAGCAGTTGAGCCAGACTCGTTTTGGATACGGAATTTGACAGTATCTGCGGCTGAGACATAACCTGTCACAGTCAAACCTACCAAATCAACGCCCAAAGATGCACCGATAACCATGTCACCCAAGGCAACGCCTGGGATCGTAATGTCATCAGTCTCGCCTGCACCATCAACCAAAGAACCAGCGTTCAAAGTTGCTGTTACAGCCCATGTATCGCTGAAAATGCCACGGAATTGGTCATTTCCTCTGCGACTTGTTACTGCGGATGCGGTTGCCATGTATTTCTCCTAATTAGTTAAAAAAGTCCCCCCACCACTAGGGCAGGGGGCGCAACTGCAATTAGGCTGGTACTGCCAAAGCAAAC